TAACTCCAATCCCTTGTGCCCTACCAAAACGTGGCATAACAGAAGAGACTTGTAAGTTTTTTAACTATGGAGTATCTAAATTAAACGGAACTGATTGTCAGGTGGCAACTTACAGAGATCAAAGTGGATTAGTTGCTGCTCAACATATAAGGTTTAAAGATAAAAGATTTATATGGAAGGGAGACTTGTCGGATATAAAGCTATGGGGTCAAGAGTTATGGAGACAGTTTAATACTGGTAGTTCTTTTGTAACAATTACAGAGGGCGAGATCGACTGTCTCAGCATAGCTCAATGTACAAGATCTAATACAGGCAATTACTTTCCAGTTGTAAGTTTGCCATCAGGTGCTCAATCTGCTACCAAGTATGTAGCTGCAAATTTAAAATGGTTATCTCAGTTTGTTCGTATCGTTATTTGTTTTGACTCCGACCCAGCTGGTGTTCATGCTGCCGAAAAGGTTGCAAAAATCTTACCTACTGGTAAAGCAGCTATCGCTCACCTACCAAGAAAGGATGCTAATGAAATGCTCCTCGCAGGGGAGGGCGAGCTACTCAGAGATCTCCTCTTCAAAGCAAGTCCTGTCAGACCCGACAACATATTCTCTGCCTACGATCTATGGGAAGATCTAGTTAAAGAAGATAACTCACAGATATGTAGCTATCCTTTTCCAGAATTAAACAAGATGGTGCAAGGATATAGAAAGCAGTCGCTGACTACGATCTGTGCTGGTACTGGCGTGGGGAAGAGCCTACTTTGTAGGGAGATGGCTTATCATTTCCTTAACCATAATCTTAAGGTGGGGTGGATTGGCCTCGAAGAGAGCAGTAAGAGAAGTATGCAAGGCATCCTATCCATTGCCTTAAACAAACCATTGCATATAGATGAGAAGGCTGTTGATGAAAAAGAGTTACGACAAGCATTTGATTATTTATTTAGTGACAATAGGTTTGTATTGCTGCAACACTTTGGTTCACTAGACCCTGATCGATTAATAGATCAGATAACATATATGGCTACTGGTGAAGAGTGCGATGTAATATTCCTAGATCACCTTAGTCTTGTGGTATCTGGACTAAGCGATGGAGATGAAAGAAAACAAATAGATGTATGCTGCACCAAGCTAAGACAGGTAGTAGAGAAGACAGGCGTAGGTTTAGTTATGGTCAGTCACTTGCGTAGAACAGATGGCAAACCAGCTGAAGAGGGAGGCGACATAAACTTGGCCGCCTTAAGAGGGTCGCAGTCCATAGCCCAGTTAAGTGACCTTGTTATGTGTGGCATTAGATCGCAGCAATCAGAAGAAGGAAGCAATGAACTACAGCTAAAGGTACTAAAGAATAGACATAACGGATGCTTGGGCAAAGCAGATAAGTTGCAATACAACGAATCTACTGGCCGCCTTACACCTTCACTTACAAACTTCTAATGACTTTATTAATTGATGCCGACTGGCTTTGTTACCATTGCTGCTATGCAGTAGAGAGCGATGACAAGTTCGATGACAACTTGCATGTATTGTACTCACGACCTAGTTGGGCGTTAGATCTTATCGAGACATACATCAAGGGATACAAAGAAGTATCCGAAGATGAAGGTGAAGTTATTATGTGCTTTACTTCCTACCCTACCTTTAGGCATGACTTGTATCAGGATTACAAAGCCAACCGCAAGAGCAGAAGAAAACCATTAGCACTTAAAGGCGTGATGGATGCACTTACAAATAGATACAAGTGTGTTAGGTATGACAACCTCGAAGGCGATGACGTACTTGGCATACTTGCTACAAGCAAAGAGTTAGATGACCCTATAATTGTTAGTCCAGATAAAGACATGCGAACCATACCCTGCAAGCTACTAGCTGGAGATGACTTGGAACTTATAACAAGAAGGCAAGCGGATAGGAACTGGATGATTATGGCACTAACTGGAGATATGACTGACAACTATAAAGGTATAACTGGCGTGGGTACAGTAACAGCTAACAAGATACTAGGCGACAGTAAAACATTAGAAGAGATGTGGGATATAGTCGTTAAAGAATACGAGAAGAAATCAGGTGGACATAAAGAAGCATTGCTTACAGCAAGGTTGGCTAGGATACTAAGAGCAGAAGACTATAACAATAAAACAGGTAAGGTTAAACTATGGAAACCTTAAGCAATATCTAGTGGATTCTTTTTCTTTTTCTTAGGGAAACCAGCTTTCATATTAGCGTAAGCTTGTGGTGTTATAGTGCTATCTTTTTTACTTCTACTTGTACCAGCCTTCTTTCTTTTATTTATGTTGTAATACAATCCTTTTCTAGCCATAGTAATTAAAGTATTATGTATATAACTTACCATTACTTATGGCTATTGACGACCAGTTTCCACCAGTTGATGAAGCATTGATTAGACGTTTAAATGAAATGTATCCTGAGAAATGCCCAGACATTGACACAACTGATAGAAACATTTGGTTTTATTCTGGTCAGCGAAGCGTGGTAAAAATGCTCGAATCAGTTTACAATGAGCAAAACACACAAAACTAAGAGGTAACTATGTGCGGCGGCAACCGAAGACCACCAGATCGGACTGACGAAATGTTAGCCGTACAGCGTGAGCAGATAGCTGAACAGAAGAGACAGTACGAAGAGACAAGAGCAGATAACTTAGCTCGTCAAGAAGAGCAGAAGAAAATAGCTAACGCTCCATCCGCACCACCACCAGCTGCAACTGCTAAAGCACCAGCCGCAGCATTGGAAATACCAGCTGGAGATATTGGTTTAGGTACAGCCCAGAAGCAAAGAGGGTTTGGTAGAAAAAGATTAAGAACAGATTTACTGAAGGGTTCTGGCCTACAAATCCCATAAACTAAATGAATAATGAAGTAACCTTAACCAGTAGCGTAGATAAAACTAACGCTTATAAATCTGCTATGGAGCAGAAGAAAGGCGTTACTGTTGCATCTAAGTACAGTCAAGCGAAATCAAACAGACAACCATATAGTGAACGTGCAAGAAAAAATGCAAAGGTTACTATTCCGTTTGAATTTCCAGAGGATTATTATGGCGAGAAAGGTAAGGTAGATACACCGCACCAAAGTATGGGAGCAAGGGGAGTTTTAAATATTGCAAACAAGCTTGGCATAAATTTGTTCCCTATCAATACAGGCTTCTTCAAGCTTGAGATAGATGGGCTAGCAATGATAGTCGCAGAACAAGGCCCAGAAGCTAAGACGCAACTTGATACAGCCCTTGTAAAAGTAGAGCAACAGGTTAGCAACATGCTTGAGACTATGAGTTTCAGAGCTAGTATGCACGAAGCCTTCAAGCAATTAATTATTGCTGGCAATGTTTTACTTTATATAAACCCAACAGGTATAAGAGTCATACACTTAGAGAACTACACTATTCATCGTGACCCAATGGGCAATGTGAATGAAATTATTATTGAAGAAGAAGTAAGTCCAAGTGTATTGCCTAAAGATTTCTTGCCTAAAGATATGCAAGATAAAAACGATTACAACAATAAAGAGAAAGCTATCAAGATATATACATGCGTGAAGTATAAGGAAGGTAAGTGTATGTGGTATCAGGAAGTAAAAGGTAAAGCAGTACCAAACACTTATGGTATGTCACCAGCAGATTGCTCTCCTTTTATTCCTCTTCGCTGGAGTCAGATTGAAGGAGAACATTATGGTCGTTCTTATATTGAGCAATGGTATGGCGACCTTACTGCATTAGAAAATTTGTATCAAAGCATCCTCGAAGCAAGTGCTATGCTCTCGAAGGTTTTGTTTATGGTGTCTCCATCTGGAACAACAAGACCACGCACTTTAGTACAGGCTGAAAATGGAGCAGTTATACAAGGGTCAGCAAATGATGTAACAGTACTACAAGCTCAAGGTAAACTAAATGATTTATCTCTAGCTAACAATACTATTGATAGGATTGAGAATAGATTACAGTTTGCTTTCCTACTTAATAGTGCAGTACAAAGACCAGCTGAAAGAGTTACAGCAGAAGAGATAAGATATTCAAGTCAAGAGTTAGAAGCCAGTCTTGGTGGCTTGTACTCACAGCTGACTCAAGAACTACAGCTACCTCTAGTTAAGAGACTTATATTTATATTACAAAAAACTAGAAAGATACCTGAGTTTCCAAAGGGTGAAGGCGGTGAAACATTAATACATCCCAAGCCTATTACTGGTATGGAAGCTATAGGTAGAGGTGATGACAGGAACAAGTTATTAGAATTTATTGGTGCAGCTAAAGAAGCACTTGGCCCAGAAGTTATGACTCAATATATAAATATGGAAGAAGCATTAAGAAGGTTAGCAGCAAGTAGTTCTATTGATACAGCCAACCTAGTTAAGACTCCAGAGCAATTACAGAAGGAAGCAGAAGATCTAGCTAACAGTCAAAAGACTATGCAAGAACAAGAGATGATGGGTAAGATGATAGCAAGTCCAGCAGCTGCAAAGTTAGCGGACAATTTTACAAAACAAGGAGCACCTTATGGCCCCCAATTCAAAGAAGGAATCAACCCCGAAACAGGAGAACCCCTCCCCACAGATGGAACAAACCAGCAGCTTCCAGCCATCGATGCAAGTGGACTCCCAGCCGCCTGACCCTGAAGCAAAGGTTAAAGAGATTGTCATTACCCCACAAATGGTGGAAGAACTTACTAATAGAAATGGAAGGAGGTAACTTATGCCAGACGAAATTACAATTAGCCAACAGCCTACTGGTTCAGTAGACGAACAGAATCAAGCAGCGGTTGAAAGCTTAGAGCAAGCCGCAGCTGAACTAGAGAAAGAAGGCAACTTACCACAAGAGCCAGAGCTTATAGGTGGAGAGTTCGAGACTCAAGAAGACTTGCTTAACGCTTACAACGAATTGAAAGCAGCAAGAACCCAAGAAGCTCCAGAGCCAATGGGTACTGCTCAAGAGATATATGGCGAAGCAGTCGGTAACATTCTCGAACAAGCTAATGTTGATTACAAATCAATGAATGAATATTGGCAAGAGAAGGGAGAGATTACTGATGCTCATTACAAGGAACTAGAACAAGCTGGACTACCTAGAGACTTAGTAGATGCTCACCTTAAAGGATTGAAAGAAGATTTCGCTGTAACTGAAAGAGAGATCTACGCTATAAGAGATAGCTATGGCGAGGATAACTTTGCCAACATGCAAGAGTGGGCTGCTAGTAACTTAACAGATGCAGAGAAAGCCGCTTATTCATCTGGTATTAACTCTAAGAATATAGAACAAGTCAAGCTAACAGTAGCTGGACTCCATGCTAGATATGTTGCAGCTGTAGGCAATGAGCCTGATCTATTATCTGGCCGACCTGTATCTGGTTCAGCTGATAAGTTTGAAAGCGTAGCTCAATTAGAAGTTGCTATGAATGACCCTCGATACGCAAAGGATGAAGCCTATCGTGCAAGAGTAGAAGACAAACTAAGCCGTTCTAATATATTTTAACCATCCCAATTAACTAACTTCTTGGCTGCTGTCTGCTCGTCAGCAGTCATTTCTGTTAGTTTGACAGTATC